TGTAGTGATGCCTGTGTTCACCTGTACCTGCGGGCATGTTGTTGGATTAAATGTAAGTCCGCTACCAACCGTAAGACTTAATTCAGTTGTGCGTGCGAGCGCAGATGTACGGAACTGCAAGATTGGTGTGTAGCCCGTTAGATTGATTGGGCTATTCAAATCAGGATTGCCGTTTACATCGTCATTGCAATAAGAAAAGTTAATGGCCCATTCTTGATTTTGGCGAACAGTAATGTTTAGCGGGTCAGGAGTCTGACTGATTGACTGTGCTGGCATTAGGTTCTCCTATAGGCGTGTTACAACGTGGACATATACGCGTTTGTTTTGGTGCTGGCATCTTGCACTTAGGGCAGAATACAGCAAGCGATGATAAGAAGTTGATTGTTGATGAACCTTCGCTAAGTTCGGTAAGCGCCCACACTAATGCGTCCATACGGTCAGGCGAACTCTTACTTACGCCCGGTTCGTATTCACACATTTCATCTTCAAGTTCGGTGAAATATCCAACGTGATGCACGCGCCCTTGTTCATAAAGCGCCGCTATTGGTTCAGCACGTACTTGCTTACCGCGTGTGGCCGTAACCTTCTTAGTTGATACAGATGGCTTAACTTGTTGCAAAAGGTGAATAACTAAATCGCCACCATTGTTTACTTCAGCAACAATTCTATCTGCCTTGTACTTTTCATAAACTCTTACGGCTTCAGTAGCCCATTCTTGTGGTGATGCTTTAAGTGTCACATCATCTAATACGTAATATTGGCCATCTGCCGTCATACCCGCTACGACAATACCGGTGTTATCTGAATCTTCGTTATTAGTAACGGCGGGGTCTACGCCCACTACAACGCGTGAGAAGGTCGGTACATCTGCCTGTTCAATGCGAGCGCTATCAATAGTTCCGCGCCGCCATAGTGCGCCGGGGTTATCATCAAGGATTGCGCCGTACAGTTCTTGCTGGCCTAATCGTGTGCCGCCGTATTTGGCTTGCAACTCCATAAGCGCGGTCTTAGATAAGTTATCAGCGTTATCAAATGTAGAACCACGCACGACTATTGTGGTGTCTCGCTTAATTAGCGCTTTAATAAGTTTAGTTGGCCTAGGCGTTGTTGTGATTACTGTTTGTGGATGCTCACCTAAGCGAAGGCCAAATTGTAATTGATTCCATGTATCTTCATATTGCCATGCGGCTAATTCGTCAGTCCATGCGTAATGAAATTGCGGGCCACGCAAGGAATCGGGTGAATCCGCAGAAAAGGTTTGGATGATAGAACCGTTTTTAAGTTCAATCACGCCGTTAGATTTGTTCCAATTATCTATTGCATCGTATTCTTTTAAGATAGCCAAGATGCCTGATACGCCTTCAACGCATACTTGCCTTACATCTTGAAACGTACGTGCCACGATTGCGCAACGGATGCCATCGTTAAGGATTGCTTTAGATGCTAGCCATTCAGCGCCTAAGCGCGTCTTGCCAAACCCACGTCCGGCCATGACCATCCATGAGTGCCATTCACCTTCAGGCGCTAGTTGGTTCGCTCTCGCTATCCCCAATTCGGGATGATTCCACTTCCAATACCTGAGTGCGACTAATTCGGGATTCAAACTCTTGCTTATATCGCTCAATTGTTTCGCCTACCGATTCGCCATTCCATACCGCTTCCACACGTTGCGTAGCGTTGCCTTCCAACAGTTCAATCAGTTTAGTTAAATCTACTAAGGCTGTTGCGGCTTCTTTTGCTTTAAGGTCAGGGATGATTTGTTCAAACTGCACCATAGTTGCATTGCGTAGCACCTTGAGATTAGCAATAAAATCTTCACGCTTAGTCTCCGTTAAAGTAGTTGAAACTTCAACCACATCGCTTACATTTCCTCCGGTTTTGGAGGATTCGGCTTCATCTACCCATCTATGTAAGGTTGCTTCACCAATACCTAATTGAGTTGCAGTCTGTAAGACATTGCCGTTATTAAGTTCTATAGCAAGAAGCGCATCTGCTCTAGTCTGCTCTGAGTACGCCATTACTCTTTATCCTTCATGGCAATACGGGCATCAAGTAAGTCATTGATGCTTTCAAGATAGAATTGGCGCTGTTGATGTGTAAGTCTGTTGCCATAGCGGTCTTGTATTTTCAGGCGCAAATAACCCAATGCTTCGTCAATTTCATTCACCGTTAAATCGGCTTTGACTACTTGCATTGTTGCGTACCTGTTCTACTCCCCACTATAGACCTATTCCAAGATACTGCGTAGATTATCATGTAATTACTTAACGTGCCGTAATTTGTAGGCGTGTTGCAATCCGTCAATGTCGAAATATCTTACGCCGTCTATTGATTGTGATTTTATTGCGTAGTTCTTAATCCAACGATAAACGGTTGGCCTTGAAACCTTAAACAATTTCATGGCTTCATTAATCGTTATCATTAAGCATCCTTCCAAGTAAACGCCATTTCTCCGAAGGCCATACTGCACCACAATTCTTACATTTAATGTCTCCGAAGGATGTGAGTGTTGAAGGGTTGATTTGTAACTTAGCACCACATTCGGTTCCATCATCATCCTGACTTGGACACGTGCCAATGGTCATAAGGTCGGATTTAAACCCTAGTACAGCATTGATGCGTTTGCTAATATCGTTTATGTCTTTAGCCAAATCAGATGCATTACCGTAATGTTCAAATATCCAATTGCCTTGCGCCGTAAGATATTTGCAAGTGACTGCTATGCGGTTAAATTCTTGGCCGCGAAATGTAATGCGTGTATGCCGTTGTTCAACTCTTACATTCGCTTCATGCTCCATCAAGGGTTTACTAATTCCCCCTGTACGAAGGTGAAGCGTTTCTAACCTTACGGGAATCGGTGGGGTTTTTGACCCGCCAACCTTTTCACTTCTTCCCTGTGAAGGTACAAGTTCTTTAGATAGTTCGTTGTATCTGTCAGGAAAGCCTTGGAGTTTATCTAAGGCATATTCCCAACAGTTACTACACAACGAACGCTCCGTATTCTTACGGCATAACGCGCATTTCATTTATTCTGCGTCTGTTTTCTTTCGCTTATCTCGCTTTGCTTTGTAAGCCTCTACTTGCTCGCGGTCATAGAAAACATTCTTACCCTTTTTTTCAACCCACTTGATTTGTCCGCGGAATTGAATCTGATTGAGATTGTTAATCTTAACCCCAAGGAATTCGCATACTTCAGTTGTACTCATTAAAACGGCCATGCGTTTTCCTCCTGTGTTTGAGTTTGTGTTGCCTTCTTGTTGCCATCGTAAAGTCCTGCATCATATTTGCGTTTAAGCGTGCCTACCATTGCAACCATTTTTGCGCGGATTTCAAACCCTTGTTTAACATTCCCATCACGCCCTGTATATTCAAACGCTTTAAGGTCGCCTTTAACAAATAACTTGATTCCTTTAAGTGGTGTATCGCCAAGCCATTCAGCAAGTTCGCCTGTTGCGCTTACCTTCCACCAAACTGTTTCGCCTTGCGTCCATTCACCATTTTTAAACTCACGTGGAGTTTCTGCTAATGAAAAGTTTGCAACCGCGAATTCGCCTTTAGCGCCTTTGATGAACTTGAGTTCAGCGTCAGCGCCAGCATTACCAACTACTTCCAACTGTGCCATTTGAGCCTTCTTCCATTGTTATGTAACTGCCTTCGTTGTCCAACCTTACTATATTACCGTCCGCCATGTGTAAGGGAAACTCCGAAGGTTCAGCCCATGATGGCACTATCCAACCGTTTTCAATTGACCGCTTGGGGTTTAGGTGGATTGAGTCAGTTCCTAGATTGTGGCATTTATGATGAACGGCTATCAGGTTACAAGGTTCGTCTTTGCCACCCTGTGACTTGAGTTTGCGGTGATGAAGCGCAAAGTTATCCCCACCACTTCCACACACCTCACAATGATTATTGGCCCTTTCCAAAACTATATCCACAATTGCCTGTTTCATGTTGTGGATACCATGAACTTGATTTCCCCACCCGTAAAGGCATCGTACTTAGATGCAATCTTTAGCGCGGTTCGGATGTGATTCTTGGCTTTTGCAACTGAATCAATATCGCCGGCTTTAAGTGCTTCAAGCGCTCCAAGCGCAAAACGCTCGCCTGACCCTGCAACATAAACATTGCTGTTGGTTTTCTCCCATGAATAATCTTCGTCAATTCGATAGATGCGCCCACGAACGCAGATAATCCAAATGTTGTCATTTTCAACAGATGCGCCATCTTGTTTGTATTCGTAATCAGCGGCATCAAAACATTTGCGGATAGATGGAATCAAGATGCTTGTAATGTATTTATCAATATCTTCAATCTTAATTTGCGGCGCTACCCATGCGTGTTCAAGGAGATTGATGCCACGCACCTGACCCGCGCCGGCAAGAATCAATTCACCATTAGTAAATATCTTGCCGTTTGGAATATTGATTGAAAAACCTGATTCATCCGATGATTGTGAATCCGCTCCGATAACAGCCCATCCATTGCCTTCAATGGCCGCTATCGTTGTCATGGCGTAAGGGTAATGCAAAAGCCCGTCAGAGAGGCAAATAACTGACGGGCCTTGCGTACCTGAGTCTCCGCAACTCAGGTTCTATCGGGGGGAAACGGCCCCCTGATAAACCTTATGCTTTTGTTTTTGGTTTAACTTCGTAAATGTGATTGCCTAAATGGTGCAAATCACAATTAATTGATTGAGCATACCGCCTGTAATACCTTCTCAGAAATTTTTCTTGGCGCGGCCCTACAAATTCATCAACCCAATTTTCAAACGGGCATCCTTCTTGCGCTTTAATAACAAGATGAATTTTGTCATTAATTGCAATCATTATGCACCTACCTTTGTACGTGAATCAAAAATAATGTACCCTGCATAATCAACAATGCCGCCATTGTTATCAATATCAGCATCAATTTTTGCAGTAATAGATTTTAATGCTACAGGGTATGAAAAATCTGAACGGCAATATTTATCTGTGCGTGTTGAATACTTGTAACTAAAACCTTGGTAGTCATATCTAAAGATGTGAACTCCACGATAACGGTAAATACCTTTTTCAACTTTTTCAATCTTTGCTGTTGTCAATGTAGCCATGATTATGCACCTACCTTTACGTATTCAATATAACGGCAAGCGGTTGAGTGTGAATCGCCAACATGTCGTTCAACTGAGCAAAAAACCTGAGTTGCATAATGAAATTCGCAAAGGTCTGTAAACAAACAAACGCCTACTTCAAAATCAACTGTTGTAAGTGTTGTAAATGTTTTCCTTGCGCATCCGCGCATTTGACAACGTGATGTGTGATTGCGGTTAAGACTACGATTGCTTGCCATGATATTTGCCTCTTTCGTTTATATAAGGCCGTTTACCTTATGGCATAAGTATACTCATAAACCTTACGGTTTGTGCAACCTTTTGGGGTGTGTTTTGGGTCACATTTTCAATAATAATTATGGCGCTTCCAAAACGCCCACGCGTGGCATGGCGACCCGTACCGGCTATCAATATAGGTCAGGCCCCTAGAAACCTGCTCAGGAACGCTTGTACGGGGATTTAAGCCTAGTATCTGCGGAACCCCACCTGCGTATACCTTTACCGGTTTTCCGGCCTTGTAGACCCGTACAGCGGTCTTATTTTGGGCATTGGGATTCCAAGCGGATTCTTTTCCCCACATGGACGAAAGGCAGACCCATTGAGCCTTGCCCCACCCCATTGCGGTCATTTGAATCTTGGCGTGATACTTCGCCGCTTCAGCCGTCCGAAGGTCTTGCATCTTCGGGCTACTTGCCAATGCGGGTGTTGCAACAACAATGCTTACGGCAATCGCCGCTACTGTGAAGCATCGTTGCAAAAACTTCAGGCTAGACCTTTGCTCGTTTCTCTCGCGCCATCATCGGTTGCCCCCAATAGATAGATTCAGCATTGCTGTTTCTCCTTTCGGTTTTGTGCATCAAGTTTACTACACACACTACAAGTCATAAACGGTAGCGACACCCATTGTCCGCAACCTTTACACCTTACAACATTTTCCATATTTTATTAATTTCTTCATGTAATTCATCAATTGTTCCGTTGTTACCTATGTATTGGTCAAAGTTCCAACTATCCATGTCTGATTCCGAACGGTGCGCATTAATAGGTGCATCCTTTTCAATTCGCGTTATGCGCCAAACCTGACCTTGCCGCCATTTGATTTCTTCGGCTTCGTTCTTAAACCTTACATCGCTAATAACAATGTTATCTGTTTTCTTACTATTGCCTAAAGTAAGTTCAATCCAAATTTGCGGGTCAATTAAATCACGACCCACTTCACTTCCCATTACTTGCAACAACCTACGGACTTCCGGAAGCGTCTTTGCAATCTCCCATCCTTCAAGGTCTACAAGATGTGATAACCGCATCCCGTCATAAGTAACAATTGGATTCAACCGGTAACAAGCAACGCGGATAATGTCCGCAAATGCAATACGTGAAAATCCGTAATTTTCTACAAGGATTCTTGCAACCGTATCTTTACCGCTTTGTGCATATCCGCTTAAACCAATAATCATTAAAATTCAATCCCCGCAAACCACAATCCCAATTCTAAAGATATGCCGTATTTAGATATATCAAACCCAATGCCAAAACCTGATTTGCGGCCACATACAAACCACCATTTGCCTAATTTCATTTGTGTCATCGGTTGTCCGTTTTGTAAAATCCCGGAGCATTAAAGATGACCGGCGTAGGGCTAATGACTTTATACATCTGCCCTTTGCATTTGTCATCAAAACAATCATGCGTGCCTTCTTCATGGAATCCATGCGCTATCACTTCATGCGCTCCGCACACCTTACATTTGTAGTCATATCTAGGCATTAAAACAACTTCCAATCTGTAGGCGTAACAATCCAAACGGTACATTCATTGCCGTTTTCGTTCTTGCGGGTCTTGCCTGAATCTTCAATGAATTTATCAATCACAAGCCCACGCCGTCCAGCGCTGATGCTTTGATGTTTGCCGTTAAGCAATCTTTCAATTTCAAAATCTGCCAGCCCGCCATGATTTGCAATCGCTTCATAAATGGCTTTGCGCATCGTTCCCGATTTAGGCAAAACCTTTTCCGCGGCTTGGCGGCTAGTCTTGCTTGCGTGGTTGGCCACGTAAACGATGTTGTCATTAATCTTCGGCATTGACCACTCCAATCGCTACCTTGGCGCAAATGTCTTGAACCATAAGCAATGAATTCTCCAAGCCATGTTTCATGATTTGCTTGCGGTTGTCGGTCAAATCAATTGCGCAAATATCGTCATAGATGCGTTGGCGAATCTGTGCTTCAAGGGTCTTAACCATGGCCTTAACTGTGTCTTGGCCTTCAGGCGTATCAAGGTGCAATTGCTTATTCTTGATTGTCCAATGTTGCCCGCTACAAATAAGTTTCATCGCCTACGCTCTTTTCTAGTTTAAATAAACCTAATAAGAATATGGCGGAAAGTATAGGCGCACCTATAAGGATTACGGCGATTGTCATTTTGAACCATCCTCTACAACTTCGTTATCGTAACCGCATTTATGGCAAGTGAACCAATAAGTTCCGTATTTGTATTCGTAATCTTTGTTTTCGGCTTCGCAATTATCGGCTTGGCATATCACCACGTACTTGCTCATGTTATGCCTCCCAACATTCTGAACATGTAACTTTATCGGTTGATGTGTAAGTTTTGTTAAACATTACAATTCCGCAAATCTGACAATTAAGTTCCATAATTACTTGCCACCGTTTGTAAGGATGATTGCTTGCTTTGTTACATTCCAACGGCCTTGTGCTTCGCCAATTTCGTAAGAAATGCCAGCCTTGTTGAGATATGAAATCAATGTCAATGTAATTTCAAGTTCGCGGTCTTTGTGATAATTATTTGAATCCCAATGAAAAGCATTGTTTACAAAACGGAATCCGCGGCCATGATATTCATTAAGACCTACGTACCACATTCCTAAACCAGCCTTTGTAAGAAGTGCTTTTGCTGTAAGGTGAGAAATCTTTGTTGTTTCAATTGTTGATGTAGTCATGATTAGTTACCTGCCGCAATCGCTTCAACAACCTGTGCTTCAAACTTTGCTTCAAATGCATCAATGAAATCTGTTGGAAGGTCTGTGTACTTGCGAAGGTCAGCAAAATCCATTGAGCGGCGGTCTGACTTTTGACCACGCTTGCCTGAAGAAAGAATTGATGTGTAGCAAATTTCTACAGGTGAATAAAACTTAGTAGAATCGCCTGAAGTCCAATGTCTATCAATTGCAATGTATTCAACAAAATACTTATTATCAAAAAGTGTAATCTGTGCATCATCTGCAAAATCTGCATTAAGTCGAACTGTGTAATGCTTAACTGTTTCTACTCTTACTTTGCCATCTGTAACTGTGAACATTTTATTGCCTCTCGTTATATGAAGGCCGTTTACCTTCATGCCTTAACTATAGCGGATACCTTACGGTATGCAACATTTAAAGGTGTGTTTTAGGTAACATTTTCATAACGATTCGAACCCCCCTGTGAGCGTGATTTGGACTCCCGGCGGCCCGTACTCCTTAGTAGCCTCTATGCGGGTCACTTGAGAGTCGTCCGCATAGGCCACGCCTGTGAGCGCATCCAAGATTGACCGGATTTGCTTATCAAGGTCAGGGGGAACCGTTGGACTATCGCGGGTAACGGTCTTGCCCCGCTCATAAAAAAATTGCATTGAGATTGTTATGGCCCCATCAATCGGGGTGCATCCAGCCGCGTGTGCCGCCTTCGCTACTAAAAAACGCCATGCCATTAATTCTTTAGTTTTATTATGAACAATGCGATTGTTAAACGCACGCATTGAACCTTGCTGAATTGGTTTGCCTTCAACATGGAAGGCAATTGTCAAAGTTCGATGTTTACCATTTCGTTTGCTAATAGGCACTTGCGTACCTTATCGCCATTTTCGTTGTGAAGTTGTAAATCAAATCCGTATTTATCGGGTTCAATGTATTCAACAACGTAACGGGATTTATTTAAAATGATTGTATCGCCGGCTTGCACCTTTGTTATATCTATTGTCATAAGTTCCCCTTTCGTAAGATAAGGATAGATTACTTATGCACTTAAATGACTTACAAAACGGATTTCAACCTTCGGCGTGTCTAAGCATCGTCCACATGTTTAAAAACCATATCTCTAAAGTTTGCTGGCATCGGTATTGAATCCTTACGGTTTTCTTCCACGAACTTAGGAGGAACAGGTGTCGGCGGCGTAATCTTTTCTCTTGGTTTGATTTGGTCTTTAGCCCAATTGCACCAAGCCGCGCTAATCGGTTTACCCCCGCCAGCAAGTACGGGAATCAATAATTCTAATTGTTCGTAAGGTAACTGTTTAAGAATCAATTTGATGTTTGCCCCCACAAGCGCACCGGACGGTTTAACAAGGTCTGCCGGGAAATTATCAAAGTACAACGCAACAAGTTTGTTTACCGGTTGGTCGCCTTTACTCAGATGTTCCTGACGCATCTTTGTAAGTTCATCCCGAATCAATCCACGCAAATAGTTTTCATCTTCGCATTTGCACATTACATTTTCGATTCATCGGTATAAGTAAAATCACGCCTAACGGAAAACACATGTTCGGCAACCTTGGCCAGCGATAGCCCCAAGGCGTGTAAATCCCTACGCAAATTCCACATTACTTTTGAATCCTTGCGGGCATGTAAATGGCGGCGTTCTTCTTCGGATAAGCCGCCCCAAAATCCATACGGTTCATGTGCTACACCAATCGTTAAACAATCCCGTTGAATCGGGCAATACATACAAATCCGCCGAAGATGATTGACGGTTAATCCTTTTTCTTCCAATCCTGTTTTGTGGTCATAAAACATATCTGTATCTAGTCCGCGGCATGATGCGCGTTCCCAATCTACTTGCTTACGTTTTATTTGCCCTGACACCCTTTTAGCCCCGTTTCGTCATAGAATTCGCAAAAGTCTTTGCAGAATTGTCGTGGTCTTTCAGGCGCAGGTGGGGTTAATTGCGTCTGTAAATCCCTGACCCATTGTATTCCAGCAAGTGCAATGTTCCTATCGTAAGGTGCTTCCCATACGCGAACATCTTTCATCCATCCATCTCTAGCAATTGCGCACAATGAAACAGTTTCTACGGGCAATCCGCTTTCTTCAATTAGATACCCGTAAAGATGTACTTGCATTTTTTGTTGTTCGCTAGGGAACTTGCTCATGTTCTTCTTTGTGGTTGTTTTCCAATCAATAACGGTTTTAGTTGATTTGATATACAAATCCACATGGCCTTTTAAATCAGGTGTTTTAAATTCCTGTTCAATAAGAAAATCGTCAAATGTATCCGCATCTTTCATGGCTTCCGCCAAAACCGTATGTATTGCCGTACCAAGAATTGCGGCTAAAGATTCCGTATTCGGGTTTACTTTTTCCTGTTGATGGATGATGCTCCATGCCTGACGGGAACAACCATAAACGGATGACGCTCCAATTTCGGTTTGCATAGAACGTGCGCGTGCTTTGTCATTATCGTATAGGGCTGTTTTAAGTAATCCATGAACATCCATTACATGTCCAAACTTGTGCGAACGCTTACGCTAACCGAACGCGCAATATCTACCTGTGTGCGGATGCGGTTTGCATTTGCGCGTGCGGCTTTTACTTGCGCTTCAGCAATTGCCAAATTCATGTGTGCTTCAGAATTTTCAATGAGTGCCATATCTTCACGTTGAACGCTTGTAAGTTTATGGTCAGGATGTGCAACCGCCATGCGAGAACGTGCCATAGCAATTTCAAGCGCGGCCTTGGCTGTGTGATAAGTCTGTTCGGCGGCTATTAAATCTTTGTGCGATTCATCAATGTCGCGTGATAAATCTGTAAGCCGGCGTTCAATCTGCATTGGCGTTACGGTCATTCGACTGCCTCCGTATCTGAAACTACTGAAAGTTTGGGTGCTACAAATTGTTGTTCTTTTGTCTCTTTAAATTCTTTGACCGCTGGCAACACGTTTGACGCATCTGTTGCAATTTCGTTTTCATCCGGCACAAGGCGCATACCTGATTCCCGAAGCGCATCTAATACATCTTGATGTTCTAAACCGCTTGCGTCTGCAAACCATCTAGCAAAATGAATTTGTTGTTGTATTGCTACTAAGCGACCTTCCGGGTGCATTATTCAAACACCGATACAGCGCCAA